CGATCCCCGACCGGCGGTGCTTACGATAGGCAAGGACATTCGTACTGCCTTCTCTAAACTTGAGGTCAAGTAATGTCTAATATTGTGAAGTTCGGCAACGCCAATCTCCCCACCGCTGCGTCTCTGGCTGAGTCGCTGCGTAAACTCGATACTGAGGCTTCAGTTGGTTCGGTCATCCTGAAAATGGATAAGACCGGCCATTGGGTTTACGGTGCGGATCAGACTGAGATCGACAAAGATGGACGCTGGGCGGTCAATCCGTTCTCGTTCGTTCACGGTTTCATTGCGTGGGGCGAAGGCGAAGTGCTTGGCGAGAAGATGGTGTCCATCACGGAGCCGCTTCCCGAACTGGACGTGGCACCGCCTGGCGCTAAGCGTGGTTGGGAGCCGCAGGTTGGCATGAGCGTCAAGTGCCTTGATGGTGAGGATGCTGGCACGGAAGCGCGCTATACGGTCACGTCCGTTGGCGGTAAGCGCGCTATGCACCAGCTTGCCATGAAGGTTGCCGATCAGGTCGAGAAGAATCAGGACGCGCCAGTGGCCGTCGTGAAACTCGGCTCGGAATATTATCAGCACAAATCCTACGGTCGCGTCTACACCCCGGTGTTTGATGTGATCGACTGGATCTCGCTCGACGGTGCGCCGGCTGAATCGGTCGATGGCTCCGCTGGTGACACTGGCCGTCGTCGTCGCGGCTGATAATAGGAGGGCGGCGTAGGGGAGCTGCGCCGCCCTTTTTTATGAGGGGCTTAAAATGTCTAAATGGCGAAAAGCTAAGACGACAAAATCATGGGACCGCATCGGTCGCCCAAAATTAGGCGTCGATAAGAGCGAACTAATCAAGAAAATGAAAGAAATAGCGGAGCGAAAGAATGGCGTATCTGTTCCCGTATGCGGGCTACGACGGCCCGAAACGCAAACCACCATCGCAGACTGACGCAGCGCGTAAGCATCGGCTTCGCGTGGCGACGCGGGCGTTGCGTATGCTGGAGTCTGAGCCTGAACTGACCCCACAGCAGCGCATGGCGCTAGAAGCAGCGGTCAATGCTGAATACACACCGACTAGCGGGATGCCGACGACATACCGGATGATCTTAGGCGAAGTCGCACGCAAGCATAAGGTGCCTTACAAATCGATCCTTGGCGTATCTCGACTGGCGCACATAACGCAGGCGCGGCGCGAATTTATATTCCGCTGCATGGAAGAGATCCCGAATGCGTCATACGCTGGCGTTGGTCGTTACGTTAAGCGCGATCATACGACGGTGCTTTACGCGCACAAAAAAGGTCTGGCCGACCCGTCGTCGCTGGAGCCTTTGGAGCGTAAGATCGTCGTATATAATACTAAATCGGATAACGGATTTTCTTTCTTCGAGTCTGAAGTAATCCGGCTAATAAAAGAAGGTCTTAACCATGTGCAGGTAGCAAACCAGCTAGGCAAGACACCTCACCAAGTCACGTCAGCGCTCTGCGAGATCCGCCGCAAAGCGGTGAAAATGGAATGCACGGACATACCACCGGACTTTGGCCGCGTGATGAAAAGGATAAGACATGACTGACTACACCGACCTAATCGCACGGCTGCGCTTTTTTGATACGCAAGTTGCGAACTCATGCGCCGACGCCATCACCGACCTAGAGGCCGAACTACAGGTCTCGCTGCATGTGAACGACCAGCTACGGGCACGGGTTGCGGAACTGGAAGCCGAGATAGAACACCTAGAACAAAACTTCACCGAATGGCTAAAAGAATATCGGAAAGCCGCCGACGCGATTGAGGAACTTATGGCGGCGCTGAAACCGTTTGACGAAATGCTACAGCGTGACTTTTCCATCATGGCTGACGACAAGCGTTACGCTGATGACTTTACGTCAACTGTGTTGATGCGTCTTGGCGACCTCCGCGCCGCCCGCGCCGCTTATCTGGGAGAGAAGGAATGATTGAAGATTTGTCGCTGTATCTTTTCTTTTACGGCTTTGGCCTAGCATCGGGAGTGTTTGTGTCATGGTTAGAATCCTACTCACAGTCACGCTACTGGCATCACCAGCAGCAGCTCAAGAGATCTCAGTCTGGGGTGGGCCGAACGGGCCAGTCGCAACAGAACTAAGCTATCCTAACGAGAACTTCTACTACACGCCGCAGGGCATGATCTCAGCGCCGAAGGTCGGCAACATGACGATCTACAACGGCCCGAACGGTGAATATCTTGGCTACCACTATGGGGAAAGCAACAATGAATAAGAAGATCATTCAAATAGCGGCGATAAGCGACGAAACCGTAGAGACACTTTACGCGCTGTGCGAAGACGGCAGCGTTTACTCCATGTATCTTAACGCCGATGATGGCTTAAGATTTTGGGTGCGCATACCGGAAATTAGCGGAGACGAACAATGACTGATAAACTTATAGACCCGTCCGCAGCGTCGGCGGCTATTCTTAACACATGTAACGAATACATGGTTAAGAATAAATCCATTATAGCTCAGCAGGAAATAATTTGGGGGCTTGTAGATAATCTAAGCGTCGTCATAGCCGTATCTCAGCCGCCACTTTGGGTTATGAAGGACATTCTATCGGCTATTTCTAACGCGCATGAACGCGACGTTAGCGGCTATAACGTAGTAGACCCGCGCGGGCTGCAATGATCTGGCTAGATTTCGAGACAAGATCAGAATGCGATCTAAAAACAGCGGGAGTGTATAACTATGCACGACATCCATCCACGCAAGTTATCTGTATGTCCTACGCCTATGGCGACGATCCCGTTCGGACATGGCGCATGGGCGAGCCTTTCCCAGAGATTAAAGGACAGATACGAGCCCACAACGCCGCCTTTGAGCGGCTCATCTTCTGGCATGTGCTTGGCGTGCCCATACCACTCGAACAGTTCTACTGCACCGCAGCACAAGCCAGAGCCAACTGCGCGCCAGGAAGCCTGGAAGATGTCGGTCGCTTCGCTGGAACTGAAATGCGCAAAGATCATCGCGGCAATGCTTTGGTCCGTGCTTGCTGTATTCCTCCTTACCGTGACGATCTCATACCTGAGCTTATCGAATACTGCGAACAAGATGTCAGGACCATGCGCGCTGTCAGCAAAGCCATGCGTGATCTCACCGATGAAGAACTAGAGGACTATCATGCTAACGAGCGCATCAATGATCGTGGCGTTCTTGTCGATCAGCGTCTATGCCGCGCGGCGGTCAAATATGCGGCTGATGAACTTCAAGAGATCGAAGCTACGGTTAAGACCGTCACGAACGGTGAGATTCAGACTGTCAGAAGCCCTCGAATGCGAGAATGGGTCTTCGAACGTGTTGGATCAGAAGCGCGTAAACTTATGGAACGTGCCGATAAAGTCTCAATCGACAAGTCAGTTCGGGCCAACCTACTGGCCATAGACGATCCAGAGGAGGTGCCTCCCGATGTCAGAGAAGTCATACAATGCGCCGATGACCTATGGGCGTCTTCTGTTGCTAAGTTTAATCGCCTTGATAACCTTGCTTGTGCTGATGGTCGTGTTCGAGGCGCTTTTGTCTTTGCCGGCGGATCAGCCACGGGACGCGCTTCCTCGTATGGTGCGCAAGTCCACAACTTCACACGTAAGTGCGCCGATGACCCGGAAGCCGTGCGACATGCAATGGTTCGGGGTCATGCAATCGTGCCTAATTACGGACGAAGAGTCACGGACGTTTTGCGAGGTATGCTTCGGCCAGCCCTGATCCCTGCGCCCGGCAAGCAGTTCGTCGTCGCGGATTGGTCGGCCATCGAAGGCCGCGTTAATCCGTGGTTGTCCGGTCGCGGTGAGGATAAGTTACAAGCGTTCCGCGATCATCTTGATCCTTACATTGTAAACGCTGCTGCGACGTTTCACGTCAAATATGAACAGGTTGACAAGTCGCAGAGACAAGTCGGTAAAGTTCAAGAACTTGCGTGCGGATTCGGCGGCGGCGTTGGCGCGTTTGCGGCGATGGGTCGCGCTTATGGCCTGCATTTGCCGGAGCCTGAAGCGAAGCGTATGGTCGACGCCTGGCGTCAAGCTAACCCGTGGTCAGTGCCGTTCTGGTCTGATCTTGAAGTTGCTTACATTCGTGCGCTGCGCAATCTAGGTAAAATATTTGAGGCTGGTCGTGTAAAATACTTGGCCGACAAACAGCACCTTTGGTATGCTCTGCCTTCTGGCCGGGTGCTTTGTTACCCGAACGCCCGGTTTGAAGAAGATGGTTCGATCACCTATTCAAAGGCGTCTTGGAAGCCTGCGGCGGATGCTAAAGAGTGGCCTCGGGGTCGGCTCTGGAGAGGGCTGGCTTGCGAGAACGTCACACAAGCGACCGCCCATGATCTTCTACGTGAGGCTCTGCGCCGTCTGCCTGACGTTGTGTTGCATGTTCACGATGAAATTGTTCTGGAGTCTGATCGGCCCGAAGAGGCGAAGGCGCTCCTTGAAGAAGTAATGACGACGCCGCCTGCATGGGCGGAAGGTCTGCCGTTAGAAGTAGAAGCCACCATTATGGAAAGATACGGCAAATGATTGCGGTTTGGTTTTCTTGCGGAGCCGCCAGCGCAGTTGCCGCAAAGCTAACGCTAGAGAGATATTCTGACGTTCGGGTTATTAACAACCCGGTCGTCGAAGAGGACGAAGACAATGAGCGCTTCTTGCGCGACGTTGAGTCATGGCTTGGCGTCAAGATCGAACGCGCCGTCAATAGCAAATACCCGTCCTGTTCGGCGCGCGATATATGGCAGAAGCGCGGGTTTATGTCTGGCCCGACTGGGGCCGTCTGCACGGTCGAGCTAAAGAAACGCGCCCGTCAGGAATGGGAACGCGACAATAAAGCCGACTGGCATGTGCTGGGTTTTACGGTCGACGAGCGCCATCGGTTTGATCGTTTCGTCCTGTCGGAACGTGACAACGTGCTGCCGGTGCTGATCGACGCTGGCCTGACAAAACAGGATTGCCTCAACATGATCTTGGCCGCTGGCATTCAGCCGCCGCGCATCTATAGCAAAGGCTTTCCTAACGCCAACTGTATCGGCTGCGTTAAAGCTACGTCACCGACTTATTGGTCTTTAGTGCGTAAAGAATATCCTGACGTTTACGCTGACCGGGCAGCGCAATCGCGCAGTCTAGGTGTGCGGTTAGTGCGATATAAGAACAAACGAATGTTTCTCGACGAGTTACCGGAAGGCGCGACAGGCCGACCGTTAAAAAACATGCAGATCGACTGCGGAATATTTTGCGAGGAAAGATGATTAACTATTTTACATCTCTTGCGCCGAAAGGCGAGACAGCGCTGATTGTCAAACAGATCGACACGGGCAAGCTGCACAAGGACGGTTCGCCTAAATACACTTGGCCGGCGTATCTGCCGAAGCACAAGCGTAAGGAAGGCGAGAGTTGGTTTCTCAACACCGGCTCGTTCATCATGGATCGTATGCGCGACAAGCCGTCCGCCAGCGTGGCGAACTGCACGCATGTGCTGTTTATGATGCTGGACGACATTGGCACCAAGTCGAAGATTCCGTCACTAGAACCGACCGCTATCGTCGAGACAAGCCCCGGCAACTATCAATACTGGTATGCTTACAGCGACCAGCCGACCGTGGAGGAACATTGTGCAGCTCTTACCGCTATTGCTGAAGCTGGCTATACCGATCCTGGTGCTACTAACGCCGTGCGTAACTGTCGCCTGCCAGGCTCGGTTAACGTCAAGCCGGGACGCGACGCGTTTGTCTGTCGCGAAGTAGAGTTTCACCCAAAGAACGAATACACGCTCGCGGAAATTTGCACGGCGCTTGGCGTTACGCCGGCTGAGACTGGCACTGCAAGACACGTCTCTTTTAGAGTAAAAGACACTGGCAATGACACAGTGCTGGCGTGGCTGAGCGAGAACGGTCTTGTTACGTCCGGCGTAAACGCCGAAGGTTGGTGCGGCGTCGTCTGCCCGAATCATGAAGGACACACAGATGGACAGATTGAAGCGCGATATAAGCCGCAGGATCGTTCATTCTGTTGCTATCACGCTCATTGCGAGCATCTTGATAGCAAGTTCTTTTGCGATTGGGTATCGGAACAAGGTGGGCCGCGCGCTATCCCCGGCCTGCGAGACGATCTCATTGCCGACTACACCAGCAAGATTAGTTCGCTGACGCCGACCGAAGCGTTTCCTGACGAGGCGGCGGTTCGAATTGCTGAAGTGGAGCGCAAGCAAGCGGGGCGCGAAGAACGCGCCACATGGCATAAACGCTTCGCTTATGTCGTCGATGATGACGGTTATTTTGACCATAAGACAGGTCAAGAGATCAGCCGCCGCGCGTTTAACGCGATTTTCCGGCATGTCGAATGTAAGTCTACGGGCGAAAAACCGCGTCGGCTTGAGGCGTCGGTTTGGTATGATGAAAACCGCGAGGCTCAAAAGGGTTATGTCTTGAAAGGCATGACCTACGCTGCCGGTGACGACTGGAAGGTTGCGCGCGATGGGCTCGTTTATGGCAACGTCTGGCGCGACGCCAGGCCGAAGGTCGAGAGCGCCGGTAATCCGCAGCTTTGGATTGACCATTGCCGGCGTCTCGTGCCGGACGAACGCGAACTTGAGCATATCTGGAACGTGATGGCCGTGAAGGCACAGCAGCCGCGCACGAAGATCAATCACGCGATCCTGCACGGCGGCAACGGCGGTATCGGCAAGGACACCATGTGGTATCCGCTGCTCTGGGCCGTTGGCGGCGAGCACATGAGAAACGTCGCGGTGATCGACAGCAATAAGATCAACAGCGATTTTGGCTACCATTATCAGACTGAGATCATGGTGTTAAACGAGCTGAAAGAGCCGGAAGCGAAAGAGCGCCGGGCGCTGGCGAACAAGCTCAAGCCGATCATCGCCGCGCCGCCGGAGATGCTGACGGTCAACCGCAAAGGTTTGCATCCGTTCGAGATGCCTAATCGGATCTTCATGCTGGCGTTCACGAACGAATCCATGCCGATCACGCTCGACAGTGACGACCGGCGCTGGTTCTGCGTCTGGTCTGACGCGCCGAAGATGACGCCGGAGGAGACGACGCGGATCTGGGACTGGTATAAGGCCGGTGGATTTGAGGCGGTTGCGGGCTGGTTGCGCGGGCGGGACGTGTCGCAGTTTAATCCGAAAGCGATTCCGTTTGCGACCGAATACAAGCAGCGTTTGATCTACACCGGCATGAGCAACGCGGAGAGCTACATTCATCACCTTATCGAAAAGCAAGAATCGCCGTTCAAGACCGACATCATCTCTGGCCCCTGGCACATCATCCTTAAAGAGTTGTCACAGGCCGCGCCGGACAATCTGCGGACAAGGATCGTTCAGCCGGCGCTGTTTCATGCTCTGAAAGAGGCCGGATGGGTTGACAAAGGGCTTTGTAGCTCGCCTGAATATAAATCGAAGCGGCACATATTCGTGCGGCCTGACCTAGCGGCGTTGCCTAAAGCCAAGCTACGCAACATGGTCGAACCGGACTGGAAAGACAATGTCGTCCCACTTAAAGGTTGACGCCTATCCGGTCTTTATGAACGTCTTGGCGAATTTAACCGATCAGCTTGATCTTTACCTTGACTGGGCGGCGACTCCGGGGGACGATGAGTGTCCGCCGGAGATCGTCGAGGGGCTATGTCAGGCCCATGAGACGGCCCGCGAGCTGCTGGAGGGCCTAGGCTATGGTCAGTCTCGTTCGTGATTGGTTGGTTGCCGCCTGTGCATTGCTGCTAGAATACGGACTCGGCGGCTTTCGTCTTGAACCTCGTCTAGCGCCCATTCGAGCGCGTTCCGTAGACGGGTGCTTTCATCGACGGCCGCCGCTATAGTCCACTGGGCGCGTTGCCTGGCCTCGTTATATCCTTTAAGATAAGACTCAGATATTTCTTGCTGGAGCGCCTTCAGGCGGCGTTCAAACTCGGACTCGGTCATGCCTAAAGGTTCCGTCAATTACATGTTCGCCCCTATAACACAAAAACAGAGGGAGGCGGAAGCCATGGACGCTGTGATGGACCGGCGAAACGCTATGCTGGCCCATACGGATTATTACGCCCCGACTGACGTAGAGAACTTTGGGCCGGCCATTGCCGACATCGCCAGCTATCAAGGCGTCCCCATGCCCGCGCCGGCGGGTAAGGGAGGCGTCTATCTGCCGCATCAATACACGGATTTGGTGGGGCAGTACTACATGGCCCCGGCTGACGCCGCCGTGAAGCGCCAAGCGTTTATGGATCGTTTTAGACAGTCTATGGCCGGCGTAATGCCTGGGGCTGCGCCTATCTTGCCGCAGAGCTTTCAGCGGCTGCCTGACGCTACGTTTGCCGGCGGGCGCGATTATGTCGCGCCGCAAGGGCCAGAGTATGAACCGAGCGTTTTAAATTATCTTCGGGCGATGCTCGGATACTAAAAAAGACCCCGGCGGGGGAGCCGGGGCCAGTCACCATTGGGAGGAAACGTGCAGAAAGCACAAAAAGATTATTAGCAGACGCCTTGGCCCATGTAAAGCAAGTCCAGCCGGCGCACGATCTCCATTTCAGTGAAGACGGGGCTCTCTTGCGCCCACGGCTCTACCGTGCGCCAGAACGCCCAGAGGGGTGGATTGACCTGATAGGCCGGCACGTCACGCGGCAGGTCAGGTATTACGGCCTGTATGGCCTGATATTGTTCCTCGAACGTCATTTCAGCCCCAACACCAGCTCGATTAAAACAGCGATTAAGATTGCCATGGCTTCACCTGTTTTCATAGCGTTTGATCCCGTGCATGATGGTCGTGTGGTCGCGCCCGCCTAGCACTTGTCCGATTAGCTGGAGCGGCGCGTTCAGCTCGTGCCTGGCGCGCCACATAATCTCGAACCGGGGCCAGATGACCCCTTTGCGGCGGTTGTGGCCGGTCAGGGCTTCGGTGGGTATGTTATGATTCCGGGCTGTTTCCTCGATCAGCTCCCGAATCTCTTCGATCATCTCTTGCTTTTGCATGTTTTAGACTCTTGAACATGAAATTGAGCGCGTGCGCCGCCGTGACGACAGAACGCTCGTCAGCATAGGGCGCATGGATTTTCATTATGAGCGAGCCGTCGCGCCGATGCAGCGACAGCCCCTCTCCGACCTTCCAGCGGGTCATGACCCCACCGGGTTCGGTGTCAAGGTCAAGCCGGAGCATGGCCGCGCTTCTCTAATTCGTTCTGGATGATCTTGGCGCGGTAATCGTCCTGCTCTGTCTCTAGCAGGATGTTAAGCGCCTCGTCGGACAGCCAGTGTAAGAGCTGGCTGAACTCAAAATAATCTTTCATGCGTGACATGGTTATGCTCCCCATTGTGCCGCCATCGCTTCCGCGACGCCTCCATAAGTGCGTGAACGTTCTTTCCATCTATCAGGGCCGGGCGGCATACGGTGAACACGCGCCGTGCGCCCCTCCACTATGTCCGTTGGCGTCAGAGGCGGGAGCCCCCTTAGCCATAGGCACGTAGCTTTCGTCTCGCCGTGGCCGAATTGCCAAGGCTGTATGATCTGGTCGGGCTTTCTGATTTTGCTGCTAATGATAGAGACGGGATTTTCCAGCGCTATGCGCGGGATCGGCGCGTCGAGCAACAGCCGCACGAAGTCCAGCGCTTCCGCCTGTTCTTCGCGTTTATCCTTGAACCAGCGCGCGCCGGACACGGCAAGATGCGTGCAAGGCGGGTGCGCTATCATCAAATCCCAGTCGTCGCCCAATACGTCGCGCACGTCACCTTGATGGTGCGGGCCTGGCGTTTCAGACGAGAGCAAGTCGCATGACATGGCATAATGACCGCGCCGTGTGAATGCGTCCCGCACTGTCCCGCTAAACTCGCAAGCGATTAAAACTCGCATCAGAGCCCCCCTAGCAAGTGAATGAGGAAAAGGAACAGCGCGGGTATTGCCAGCGCTGCGCCGATGGCGAAGGCTATCAGGTCACTCTTCCTCATAATCTTCCTTGCAGGCTGCATACACGTCACGGCTGGCGCATAGGATAGCCTCTATCCGTGCGAAGAGCGGATCAGTCTGCTCTATGCAGCGGTCGGGCTCTTTAGCCTTGTCAGCGCTTATTGTGAGGTGTTCTAGCTCGATGTCATACGGGCCGGCAGCGTCGCCTGTGTCGCGGTCGCGCCCTTCCCATTTATAGGTGATGGTCGCAACGCCATAGGCGTATATCGCCATTCCCGGCCACGGCTGGAACTCATCAAGTTCATAGTCGATATGGTAGGTCATTGGTTGCTCCAAACGTTTGTCCAGTATTCTTCGGCTGCGTTGTCGTAAACGTCGCGCAGGGTTAGCAGCGCGTCGCTTAGATATGTGGATTTGTTACTTGTGCGCGATAACAAGTCAATAAGCTCTAGTATTGCTTGCGCCTCTAGCTCTAGTTCGATCATAGCGTAGCCCTCAAGAATTGACGCGCGATCATCTCCGCGTTGTCCAGCGACGCGATGGACGCGGCGAGCGACAATGACAGGCCGAACTTGGCAAGGAAGGCCGCCAGCTCGTCTTGCGGCACTTTGGCGATAATAGCGGCGGCTTGTTCTAGTTTAGCCTTCGGGACGCGCTTGCGCGGTATTGCGACGACTGGCGCCGGCTTGTTATGTGCCGGCCACCGATAAACGCCATCGGTTTTTGTTGCTTCAGCCAAAATCACGGGCTTTAGCTTTTCATTGTAAATGCCGAATCGCGCCTCATAGGCTTTTTGTTCTTTTGATTTGTAATTGCGAGCGCTCCCGCCGCGCACGCGAATGTTCGCGCCTTCTTGCGTGAACACGTTGCCGTGACCGATGTTAAGCATCGGGCCTTCCCATTTGCTTTCGCACCATGCTTTTAAGTTTGTCATGTCGTTATTCCTTGTGGATACGTTACAAAATAGGCGACGCCGTGAAGCGCCGCCTGTGATTATGCTGCTTCTTCGTTCTGGCCGATAAGCATGTCGGCAATCTCGCGATAATTCACCCCATCAAGAAACGCCAGCGCATAGTCACGCGCCAATCCTTCCGGCGCGGTTTGTTCTATGATCTCTTCGGCATAGTCGCGCAGGACAGACGCAAGTTCCCATCTGTCCATCCCGCGCCATCCCATATCGTCAACATCCATGCCGTCGAATATCTCCAGATTGACCCGCCACGTCGCGTAGTTTGTCCAGCCGTTATAGGTATTGTCAGTCATCGTCGTCTCCTTTTGTTGTGTGGATATGTTACAGATACACGCGGTTTTTTACAATACGGCTACCGGGAAAATATGCTCTGATCTCCTTCCGATAGAACGAGAACTGCCCGATCTCGTCGCCTGTGCTGGCGTAGATGTACCAGATCTTTACCTTAGAGTTCTTACGCGTCTTCATGTCATGTCCTCCTTTGTGGATATGTTATCCTCTCACGTTTTTTGAGGGTCGTAAAGAGTTTTATTATGTTTTGCCCCATTTTGGGCGATTAATTGTGGATATAGTCGCGGATAGTTGTGAGATCGTCGTCGGCAATGCCCGCTCAACCCCAGGCGCGGCCTGCATATCGTCATATCGTCATGGGTGTAAGTACTGTGAGTTTTAGAATAAATGTAAACATAATAATATAGCGGTGGCAAAAAGATTTGAGCGACCGAAATCGTCATGGCGATTCGACGATCCGACGTTTTTTATCCCGCGCCGTCCAGGCGCAAACATTCTGCATGAACCTGCGTCGTCATGACGATCCGACGTTTTGCTGGCGCTTGTCGCGACCTTCCAACTGCATGACGATCCGACGTTTGATTGTCAACTTAACGTAATGCTTTAAGTTTACATTCATGATGCTATAGGATTGTAAACAGGGAGGGGGACTGGGCCGAGGGATCTCCTTTAAGAAATACGCAGGCATTAAGAACAATTTTTTTATTTTATTTTCTAAACGCACCGTGCTAAAAAGTTTATTATGTTCGAGTCATTACCTTATGAGCCGCGCAAAATAGAGGCGACGGAAGCCGTTTTGGAGCGCATCTACTTGGCCGCCCGCAAAGGGCTGAAGGGCGACACGCTCGCCTACGCCGCTGGCATGACGCCAACCGAATATCGGCGGCTCGTGCAGTTTGACCCTATTGCGGAGTATGCTGAACAGAAGGGCCGCGCCGAGGGTGAAGCCGAAATGTCCGAGGTGCTGCACAACGCCGCCCGCAGCGGCGACACCAAGGCGGCGCTGGACATCCTCAAGCATGTGCACAAGTGGACAGCGCCGCAGTCGGTGCAGGTGCAGGTCGAGCAGCGCATATCTATTATAGCGGCGCTAGAAGAGGCGCAGCAGCGCGTGATCCAAGGAGAGATATTAGATGCAAGCGCCATACGGGGTGATCTTCCAGAACCCGAACAAAGTATTCGTGGGGATGCCGCATGGGCGCAAACCACCGCTGTCGAAGGATCTGATAGACAAGATCAATCTGATCGCCCGCGCTGACGGGGCGTGGTACGAAGGCGACGGGGCGGACAAAGAATATTTTGACGTGCCCTACAAAGGGTCATGGGATGACAAATTCGCTAAGTCCGTGAAGGGCTACCCGGTCGAGTTCCTGTTCGTGCTGTTCTCAAACGTCAAAGAAAATCATACCGCGCCGCGCATAACGGATAGTAGCAAGACTATCTTTCAAGCGATCCTCGACAGCGACGTAAACTACTTTAACGACCGCGACTATGACGACGAGACGCTGACCGAGTTTTTGTCTGAGATGGGTATGCTCAACCAATCAAAGAAACCGGCGACCGAACGCAACGTGACGGCGTTTCTGTCTGAAGGTGAGGACAGGATGTGGGGCGGCAAGGAGCCGCACAAGTTCGCCAAAAGCGCCGAACGCTGGCGCAATAAGTTCCTGTTAGCGCAGCCGGACGGGGCGTATTTTATGGGCGCGGGACACCTACCGGAGATCCTGCGCATGTATCCATCGCTCCACATGATCGGCGGCGGAAAGGCTGAATAATGCAAGTTCCGATTTATAGCGCGGACGAAGAACAGAAGCTGATGGCGACGCTGTGGTCGGCGCAGGTGAAGAACGATCCGGTCGCGTTCGTGAGGATGGCGTTCCCGTGGGGTAAGGCCGGCACGCCGCTGGAGGGCTTCACAGGCCCGCGTCAGTGGCAGTTGCAGGTGCTGATGGACCTGCGGGATCACATCCGTGAGAACAATGGCCGTATAGACTATGAGACGTTCCGCATGGCCACCTCATCGGGGCGCGGTATCGGCAAGTCGGCCCTCGTTAGCTGGCTTGTGATCTGGATGCTGACCACGCGCATAGGCTCGACGACCATCGTGTCGGCTAACTCAGAGGCGCAGCTCCGCAGCGTCACTTGGGCTGAGATCACCAAGTGGCTGTCCATGAGCCTCAACACCCACTGGTTCGAGGTGTCCGCGACGCGAGTGCTACCGGCCAAGTGGATCGCGGAGCTGGTGGAGCGGGATCTGAAGTTAGGCACACGCTACTGGGGCGTGGAGGGGCGGCTGTGGTCGGCTGAGAACCCGGACAGCTACGCGGGCGTGCACAACTTCGCGGGCGTCATGCTCGTGTTCGACGAGGCCAGTGGTATTGACGACAGTATATGGAGCGTGGCCAGTGGCTTCTTTACAGAGAACACTCCTAATCGTTTTTGGCTTGCTTTCAGCAACCCCCGCCGCAACAGCGGATATTTCTACGAGTGCTTCAACAGTAAACGCGAGTTCTGGCGAACAAAGGTTGTTGACGCCAGAAGCGTGGAGGGAACTGATAAGGCAGTCTATCAGCAAATTATCGACGAATACGGACCTGACTCAAGCCAAGCCCACGTCGAGGTCTACGGAGCGTTCCCCAACGCATCGGATGACCAGTTCATACCGTCATCGCTGGTCATGGACGCGCAGACACGGCCACCACAGAAGGACCAGACAGCGCCGATAATCGTGGGCGTGGACCCGGCGCGGTTTGGGGCGGACGCTACGGTCATCGCTATCCGGCAGGGCCGCGACATCATCGGCATCCGACGCTACCGCGGTGACGACACGATGGAGGTGGTGGGCAGGGTCATCGACATCATAGAAGAGTTCAGGCCAGCGATGGTCGTGATCGACGAGGGCGGCCTAGGCGCGGGCGTGGTCGACCGGCTGAAGGAGCAACGGTATAAGATCAGGGGCGTAAACTTTGGGCAACGGTCAAATCGTCCAATCATGTTCGGAAACAAGCGGGCTGAGATGTGGCACGCCATGCGGGAGTGGCTCAAGACAGCCTCCATCCCCAACGACCGGTTCCTCAAGAGCGACCTGACCGGGCCGATGATGAAGCCGGACTCGAAGGGGACTATATTCCTAGAGAGCAAGAAGGACATGAAGGCGAGGGGACTGGCCAGTCCCGACGCCGCCGACGCTATCGCCGTGACGTTCGCGTATCCGGTCGCGCACAGGGAGGCGAGGCCAGTGGACAATCGACCGCGCATGACCTATGGTGGCAACGCAGCCTCTTCAGGATGGATGGGTCACTAATGGCGAAGAAGTCCGTATCGCTATCCGTTGGTCGCGGCGAGAAGCTGTCGACTAAGGCGGGCGCTGGGCTGACGGCCAAGGGCAGAGCCAAATATAATGCTGCGACGGGCAGCAAGCTGAAGCCGCCGGCTCCCAACCCTAAGACGAAGGCGGACGAGGGGCGTAAAAAGTCGTTCTGCGCGCGCATGGGCGGCGTGGTCGCTAAGTCGAAGAACGCGGAGCGGGCGAAGGCGTCAATGAAGAGGTGGAACTGTGGCAAGTAAGCCGGGCCTCTACGCCAACATTCACGCTAAGCGCGCGCGCATCAAAGCCGGGTCGGGCGAGAAGATGCGCAAGCCGGGCGCAGAGGGCGCACCGACCGCCAAGGCGTTCAAGCAGTCTGCTAAGACAAGGAAGAAGTAATGCCGCTAGTCAAGTCCACATCCAAAAACGCCTTCCGTAAAAACATCAAAGCCGAAGTCGCCGCTGGTAAGCCGGTCAAGCAGGCCGTCGCCATCGCCTATTCGACGAAGCGCGCAGCCGCAAAGAAGAAAAAATAATGCAAGCTGATGATGTCGTAGCGGCTGGCAAGGTCAGCGATAACCCGGACGATGACCGTCTGGCCACCATGCGTCACCGCTTTACGGTGGCGATGGCAGCCTATTCGGACAGCCGCGAAGACGAGCTAGACGATCTGCGGTTCATGGCGGGCTCGCCGGACAACGCTTGGCAATGGCCGGCAGACGTGTTGGCGACACGCGGCGCGGTGCAGGGCCAGACGATCAACGCGCGCCCGTGCCTGACAATCAACAAGCTGCCGCAGCACGTGCGCCTCGTGACCAACGAGCAACGCCAGAACCGCCCGACCGCCCGCGTCATCCCCGCCGACGAGAACGCGGATCCGGAGGTCGCGGAGATCTTCGACGGCATCGTGCGGCATATCGAGTATATGTCTGACGCCGACGTTGCCTATGACACGGCCTGCGACAACCAGGTCACATACGGCGAAGGCTATATCCGCATTCTGACGGAATACACGAAAGAAGACTCTTTCGAACAGGATCTTAAAATTGCTCGCGTCCGTAGCAGTTTCAGCGTCTATATGGACCCGATGATCCAAGACCCGTGCGGTCAGGACGCGAATTGGTGCTTTATTACGGAAGACATTCCGAAAGCTGAATATGAGCGCATGTACCCCGACGCCACGCCTGTCACAGGTATGATGAGTCAGGGTGTGGGCGACCAGACGCTCAGCATGTGGGTCAGTCAAGAGACTGTCCGCATCGCAGAGTATTTTTACGTCGACACTAAGCGCGCCAAGCTCAATCTCTACCCAGACAATATTACGGCGTTCGATGGCACGCCGGAGGATCGTCGATTAAGAACCGCGTATGGCAAGCCGCTGCGCAGCCGCGAGAGCGACCGTCGTAAAGTCATGTGGATCAAAACCAACGGCTACGAGGTGCTGGAAGAACGCGAGTGGGCGGGTAAATACATCCCCGTCGTCCGCGTGATCGGCAACGAGTTCGAGGTCGACGGTCAGATCTACATTAGCGGTCTAGTGCGTAACGCTAAAGACGCGCAGCGCATGTATAACTACTGGGTCAGCCAAGAAGCGGAAATGCTGGCGCTGGCCCCCAAAGCGCCGTTCATCGGCTATGGCGGCCAGTTCGAAGGCTACGAAACCAACTGGAAGACGGCCAATACGAACAACTGGCCGTATCTGGAGGTCAATCCCGATGTTACCGACGGAGCCGGCAACCCGCTACCGCTACCTGAACGCGCCCAGCCTCCGATGGCTCAAACGGGCCTTATTCAAGCAAAGACGGGGGCTGGCGAAGACATCAAATCGACCACTGGCCAGTACGATAGTAGCATTGGGGCGACTTCCAACGAGCGGACGGGTCGTGCGATCCTCGCTCGGGAGCGGCAAGGCGACACGAGTACTTATCATTATGTAGACAACCTCGCGCGGGCGATAAAATACGTCGCGCGGCAGTTGGTCGATCTGATTCCGAAGATTTACGACACGCAGCGTGTCGCCCGCATCATTAATGTTGAGGGCGAAGTCGGCATGGCGCGCATCAATCCGGCCCAGCCGGAGGCGGTGCGGTCGATTCAGAACGACGAGGGCATTGAGATCATGAAGATCTACAATCCCAACGTCGGCACCTACGACGTGCATGTTTCCTCGGGTCCTAGCTACATGACGAGGAAACAGGAAGCCATGGACACCATGGGCCAGATCCTCCAAACGAACCCGGCGCTTTGGTCGGTTGCGGGCGATCTGTTCGTCAAGAACATGGACTGGCCGGGCTCTGAGACGATGGCCAAACGGTTCGAAAAAATGCTCGACCCGAAAGTGCTTCAGGAAACCGACGAGTCGCCGGAAGCGCAGGCTATGCGGATGCAAATGGAGCAAATGGCCAACGAAATGGAGGCCACAAACGCCCAGATCCAGCAGCTTATGCATTCCTATGAGATGCAGAAATTGGCGATTGACGAGCAAAACAGCCAGATCAAGGCTTATGAAGCTGAGACGAAACGGCTGTCGGCCATGCAAAGCGGCCTGACGCCGGAACAAATTCAGGATATTGTGCA